TCATAGGACAGGATTTTCATCGCCTTGTCCAGGTCCACCACGGCGTCCAGCGCCGCCTCGTCGATGTCCTCGCGGTCGAGGAAGTCGATCCGGCCAGCCTCCACGAACTTCTGGGTGCCCATGCTCTTGGACTCCCAGCGCACCTTCAGCGTCTTGCCCCCGGCCAGCTCGGCGAAGGCCGCGTTGGCCTCGTCGCCCTCGCGGATCTCCTCCTCGAGCTTGCGCCCGAACAGGAAGGTGCTCATGTCGAGGATCATGACAGAGCCGTCCCCGTCCTTCATCACGACGTTGAACAGCTCCCGTTCCTTGGCGCGGAGGGCGTCCACGACCTCCTCCTCGACTTTCGGGTCCTTCTTGAGCTTCTGGTACTCCTCGCAGATCGGGCACCGCTTACCGACCGTGCGCGGGCAAATGAGGAATTTCTCCTCGGGGCCGACGTTGCGGTGGGCGTAGTAGGTCCTCTCGTACCACAGCTCGCCCTTCTTCACCTCGGGGTGGGTGTCCACGCTGATCCGGTACGGCAGGATGTCGAACTCGACTGGCCCCTTCTCGGGCTTGTACAGCTCGACGCCTTCCGGCAGCTCCAGGGTGCTCAGGCCGCCCGCGCTCTTGCGGGACTCGGCCCGGTGGCGGATCCTGTCACGCATGCTTTCAGTTTTTCCCTTGCTGATCATTGCTTACCTCCTTTGTTTTTGTCCTTCCAAAAATCGAACCACGAACGGGCTGCTCCCCACGCCATTAGTCTCGACGCAATGTACAAAAAGACCAATGCAACCAGCATCAATCCCAATGTCCCAAAGGTGAGTTGGAGTGGGGAGGCGTCCATTATCATTTTTTATCTCTCCTTTCTTTCTCTTCATTTGTAAGCAGTATGAGTAAAAGGAGCAACATTATCGGTATCATTTTTGTCCTCCTTTGTTAACCACACTATGCTTTAATTACTGCCAACGGACGTAATTTTGTCACGACTTCAACCAGATCCGCTTGATTCGCCATCACCACGTCGATATCCTTGTACGCCCCAGCCGCCTCGTCCAGGTCCTTCTCGGCGCGGATGCTGTGAATTATACCAGCATCATCCAGACGCTTGATTTCATCCACAAGTACAAGTTCTCGCTGGGCTTGCTTGCGTCCCATGCGCCGGCCAGCCCCGTGAGAGCATGACGTAAAAGACTCGGGGTTGCCAAGACCACGAACGATATACGACGACGTCCCCTGCGAGCCGGGTATTATTCCTATCTCACCCAATCGGGCAGATGTCGCCCCCTTCCGATGGACGAGAACGTTGTGGCCAAAGTGATTTTCCATCCTTGCATAGTTGTGATGGACATCGTTCGGCGTCTCGAATGCGATCCCGGCAAATACTTCCGACATGGAACGCATGATTTCACCCATCATCCGCAATCGGGACTCTTCCGCAAATCTCAAGGCAAAGTTCATGGCATCGAGATATTCGGTCGCGGCTGGTGTTTCGATTGGAAGAAAAGAAAGGTCCGGATTGGGAATGGCAGAGTTCCACTTCTCGCACATGTTCTTGGCCTTGGTGTGATAATCGTTCGCGATCTTCAATCCGAAGTTCCTACTTCCGCTGTGAAGCATCAACCACACCCGACCGTCGTCCGCCAGTTGGATCTCGATGAAGTGGTTGCCTCCGCCAAGCGTCCCGAGTTGATATTGGGCGGACTGCAACTCCCTCTGAATGACCTCAACTTCGGGAGCTTTATAGAATCCGTCCCACGTCTGCTTGTCCTTGTGATGGCTGAACCCCACCGGAACCCGCTCACGAATCAGATTCATAACCTTTTTGAGAGACTCCGCGTCGTATTGCGCCAGCGAAGTCCGCACAGCGCACATGCCGCAACCGATATCCACCCCGACGGCGTTAGGAATGACCGCTCCCTGTGTCGCCAGCACGCCGCCAATGGGCATTCCATAGCCGAGGTGGGCGTCAGGCATGATAGCTACATGATGGAATGCAAACGGCAGTTTGGCGAGGTCGAGGGATTGCGCCATCGCGCTGTCCTCAATGTCGTCCAGCCACAACTTCACCGGTACCCGCTCGGTTGAGATGACTTGTTTCATGGCTTCCTTTTAAATCACAGACAATCTTCTTGGACAGTCTTCCCTCCGACCTGAAACGTAAAGCCGTGTCCGTAATATCCATTGTGGCAGTTATACAGATGGATGAATTTTGCCTGTCCTTCCTTGTTGGTTATCTTGAAAATAACCATGCCACCAGAATCCAGTTGCTCGCACTCACTTGGTTCCACCTTCGCAAAATACGAAGGGTCAAAATCCCACCCAATCAATTCTGGGATGTCATCTTCTCTGCGTTCGATAATTTCCTTGGTCGGTTTGTCCGCTATAAACCAATCTGCAGTCTCACAGCAATCTTGCCCGGTATCATACCCGAGCATGATATTGTTGTCGTCCACAAAGTTGACTTTTTGATTGTAGTGACCAGTATCTGCTGTAAAGATTTTCATTCTTTTCTCCTTTCAAAGTCACAGAACAGATGTCCTACTCTTACTCCACTTAGGGGTTTCTGGACCGGCTTCAAGGGAACTCCCGGCTGGTGGAAGATTTGTCAACTTATAAAAGTTGTCCCACCCCGATGTTAATCACTGGACTCGGAGCACGTCCCGCTCGTCGCGTCTCGGGCCGATCTGTTCTGCTATCATCATTTCGCAATCTTCAATTTGGGTTTATTTTTAAGTTTTCTCATGTGCTTCATGTAAGGATGCCAGTTCATCATCCCTTGAAACCCCAATTCCACGATAGCCGGATACATGGGAGGGCAGGTAAGACCCAACTTGCTCCAGACAGAATCATCTCCCTGTTCTTCCGCCTCACAGGCATGGAAAACATCAGCCGGTCTTACCAGAATTTGCAAAGCGGCTACATCATCATCGCACTCCACCACAAGATCAAGATTTTTAGCTACCTTCATTAGATTCCCTTTCTATTAATCTTCCGGCTCGGTTCCGTCCCCATCGCCACCTTTACCTTGTCCCGCGCCCCGTTGCGCTCGACCTCTTTCACCCACTCCTTGCCGATCTCGCGGGGGACACTGGGACCGGCAAAATAATTTTGTCCCTGCAACCTCACCAGATTCTCCAACGCACTCTTCTTCTGGTCCAACGCGCGGACGGCGGCTCCCATCACCTTGAGTTCGTACTGGGCCACCGCGACCTCCTCCCGCAGCTTGGCGCACTCGGCGTCGAGCAGGATCACCGCGCCCACGCTGGACTCGGTCACCTTGTCCAGCCCGAACGTCGCAGGGTTTGCCCGGATTTTCAAACCCAGTCCGGCCACCTTCACGTCCAGGCGCTCCTTGATGGCGTCGAGCTTTGCGCGGGCACCGGCCTGCTCCATGCAGTACTCGCCGAACGTCGCGGCTTGTTTTATCCATTCGCAGTCGAGAGCGTCAGGATTGATTTCAATATCATTTTTGAATTTGTCGTTCATATTTTCTCCTTGTATTATTATACTGGCCCGACCCGTTTCTATAAAGCTCAACTCACCGCCATATAAGCAGCCATCGTGAGTCCCGGTTTTCCCAGATCGTAAAACGGTTGCCTGAAAGCATCCAGGACGATGTAAGCCTGCCCATTATTGGAACCGAGCAGGACAGATTGGGCATACCCCAGTACTGCTCGCCGCACCGACTCTGGTTCTTGTTGAATCCCTTTGATAATCTTCGCAACTACCGGCCAGGGTTTTTTCCCGATGAGGGCTCGGCACAAATCAATCGCCTCGTTGACATTTGCGGCCTGCTGTTTTGCCGCTTCCAGCATGTCCCCGGCATCCATGTTTAGAATCTTGTCGAGGATGGACAAACTCATACGAGCCGAGCCGAGGGAATCCTGGACGATCTGATCTGTGATTTCCTTTCGTAGAGGAGTCCCTAACTCTTTGTCTGCCACTATGTCCAACAGGATCGTCATATTCTGATCGCTCAGCGGTTTCACGTCGAACGTCACGCACCGGGTCTTGATCGTGGGAAGTAACTTCTCCGGGTCGGTAGTGGCAAGTAGGAAGTAGACGTGAGTTGGAGTATCCTCAAGGGCCTTGAGTAGGGCGTGCTGGGCGTCGCGAGATAATTGGTGGGCTTCGTCAAGTAGCCAAATTCGACACGGCCCATTCATCGGGGAAAGTGTCATCTGCCGGAGGATGTCACGGACACTGTCGATCCCCCGGAAGTCCGCCGCGTTATTCTCGGTGAAGTCAAAACTGGAGCATTTCAGTCGGGCAGCTACGATCCGGGCCAGTGTTGTCTTGCCGCACCCGCTCGGGCCGGTGAACAGCAGCGTGTGGGGGATCTCCTCACGCTCCATCATCGAACGGAGGGACTTTGTCACGTCCTCGTTTCCGAGAAAATCTTTCAATAACTTGGGACGGTATTTTACAGCCAATGAAGTTGCCATTGTCATTCTCCTATTTCAATTTTTTGTTTCTCTGCCCATGACTTTCCTACTGGAGACACTTCCGCTTCGACTTCCATCGGACAACAAATCCAACTCCAATGCTGTCTTATATCTTTACACATAATCTGCCGGGCTTTCTGGAGGACTTCTATTTTCTCTGGAGGATAAAAGGACAGTTCCAGGGAGTCGTGAATTTCACCTATCAATTTTGTCCGCTTCTTAGACTCTATCAACCATCGGTGAAGCTGAATCATGCTCCACAGCAGGAAGTGGAAAGCCGTCCCTTGGCCGGGATAGTTGCAGACCTCATTTTTTCTCATCGGACCTTGGCATCGGAACCCGGTGAGTAGGTCAAAGTAGCCGTCCTGAAGGTAGGAATTGTACCAAGTCTTTTTCCATTCGGCGAATACTGGGAATGTTACATCCCAAAACTTGGTTTCCACTTTCTGGATATGGTCGGTGAAATCTCCCAAATCCTTTATCCCTTTGCTCCGTAAATGGTCGTAAAGTGGAATGCCGTCCTCTGTCACCAGTTTGTGTTCCTCGACAGCTTCCCACATAGCCGGAGCTATAATCTCAAAATACGATCCGTAGAATTCAGGGAAGGTGAACTTATTTTTCCCTACATATCGAATCACCTTCCCGACCTGATCCTTCTTCAGCAGGAAGCATTTCATAGACACGTCCCGGTGCATGTCCTTAGACGGGTCTGATATGTAGGCAATCAAATTTGGGTCACGGTTGTAGCAACAATTGGAGACCACCTCGTTGCCCTTATAGTCAATCTCACCGAACTGGTGGCCCGGTTCCAATGGTAGGAATGCCCTTCGGACAATCCCTCCCAACTCAAGATCGCGGACGGGCTGATTCTGAAAGTTAGGAGAACTGCTACTCCCCCGAAACGACGTCACGGTGTGGAGATGGAAGGACGGATGTAGGAAACCGCTCGTCTGGGCTTTCAGCAGACCGAGGATGTAGGTGTCCTTCACCTTCAAGAGTTTTCTCATCCGTAAAATACCGGTGGTGAAGGACGTCCCGACTTTCCGCAACACTTCATCATCCACGGCGGCGTTCCCCTTGCGGGTCTCCTTGGTCGGATGGTGTCCCCACTCTTTGAACAGCATGTGGGACAGCTGCGTCGGGGAGGTGAAACTGGTCTTGTCCTTGAACTTCAATTTCCATTCCTTCGCCTCCTTCGTCCGCCAGAGTTCCTTCTCCACTTTGAGGACTTCCTTATCGAGGGAGGCGTACTGGGTTTTCAGGTACGGGACGTCCACGCGGATGCCGGTTCGCTCGATGTCGGCGAAGGCGATTGCTCCGTCCAGTAGTAGTTTTTGTCCTTCGATTGAAAGAGATTTCATGGCTTGAAAAATCCTGAGTATTCATTTTGAACTCGTTTGACTGCAATTTCAAAGTATTCCGGGACTATCTCTATCCCTACAAACCGACGCTTGGAACGGAGGCAAGCTATCCCTGTTGAACCCGACCCCATGTAAGGATCAAGCACGAAAGCGTCCGTTGGGATTCTAAGATAGTCCATACATTTTATCATTACTAAAATTGGCTTTTGGGTAGGGTGGAATCGTCTTCCATGAATCCCTTTGAAAGAATCGGCGTTAATAACTCCTCCATGAAGAACTCTGATTATTTTGTAGCAAGCGGGCTTGTTTGTCCAAGCAAGTTCAAAAGGACTGCCTAACATTCTATCAGCGTCTTCATGGAGCCGTTTATCCCATACCATCCATCCTCCACGAGGCAATCGGGAGGAAAAGTTATTAGCCCCCCACATAAGAATAGTTGGAGCAAACTTTATCCAAAAGGAAGGATCAAATTCTTTTTCATCCCCGACTAACTTCCCTGAGAAAGTGGCATTTGGTCGAGCCGATGCTTCCCTGTTAATTCCGTATGGAGGATCGGTAATTACTGCATCAATCCCTTCGAGGAGGGAAAGGATTTTCATGCAGTCCCCACAATACAAAACAATCCTCCCATCATCAGATTTCCAGCAGTGCTTCATTTGAAAAGTGCTTTCTGCTTTTGATACAGTTGCCAAGTCCAGAAAGCATCCAAAGAATTGTATCGTAACAACTCCTCGGTCGGTTGAGCATTCACAAGAGGACTACCATCGTTTTCATCCTCGTCCTCTTCAAAATCAATCCCCCAGTTCTCTATCCCAAAGTTGAGGTAAGCCTGATGCTTCAGTCCGCAAATCCCTTTCCGGTTGTCCGCAAGGTGAGCCGCGAGCATCGTGTCCCAGACCCACCCCTGCGTTTCCACCCCGAGGCACTGAGCGGCCCACTGGTGCTCAAACTTGCAGTTGTGGGCAATCTTCTGTATGTTTGAAGCAATGAGAACGGATTTAGTATAGAGTATGGTATCGGTTGACATCCCCCAAGCGCAAGCCCCTGACTCCCATCCAAAAGCACAAGAGACGATTCGATGGTCCTTCCGCTCCCATGGCCGAAGCCCTGTAGTTTCATAATCAATGGCAATCTGTCTTCCAGCAAGGTTAATAGATGGACTTTCATTGATGATGATTTTTGGGATGGGGGCGACCGGGAAGGGCT